ATCGACAAGGCGCTGAACCAAGCCCCGCTGGGCCTAGACTTCTTGGAAGACCTCGGTGGCGACGAGCCCGTGCTGGAGATCGAGATTGAGATCGACCGCGAGGAAGCCGAGGACATGGACGACGCCTATGATGAGGCGGAGGACGATGAGTTCAACGAGAACCTCGCCGAGGACATGGACGACAGCGTTCTTGAGTCTCTTGCCGGGGACCTGCTGGGCGAGTTTGACGACGACATCAGTTCCCGCAAGGACTGGATACAGACCTACGTGGATGGTCTGGAGCTTCTCGGCATGAAAATCGAGGAGCGTACGGAGCCGTGGCCCGGCGCGTGTGGGGTGTACCACCCGCTGCTGAGCGAGGCGCTGGTCAAGTTTCAAGCTGAGACCATGATGGAGACCTTCCCGGCTGCGGGGCCGGTCAAGACGCAGATCATCGGCAAGGAAACGCAGGACAAGAAGGACGCCGCCGAGCGCGTGCAGGTAGATATGAACTACCAGCTGACTGAGCGCATGGTGGAGTACCGCCCGGAGCATGAGCGCATGCTGTGGGGCCTCGGGCTGGCGGGTAATGCGTTCAAGAAGGTCTATTACGACCCCTCGCTGCAGCGGCAGGTGTCGCAGTTTATCCCGGCGGAGGACGTGGTGGTGCCCTATGGGGCGTCTAACCTGCAGACCAGCGAGCGCGTCACCCACGTCATGCGCAAGTCACCCAACGAGGTGAAAAAGCTGCAGAAGGGCGGCTTCTACCGTGATGTCGAGCTTGCTGACCCCTCCGACAACTTCGACGAGGTCGAGAAGAAGATCGCCGAGCAGATGGGGTTCAGCGCGTCGTCGGACGACCGCTACAAGCTGCTGGAGATGCACGTCGACTTGGACCTGCAGGGTTATGAGGACGAGGACGACGGCAAGCCCACAGGCATCGCCCTGCCTTACGTCGTCACTATCGAGAAGGGCACGCAGACTATCCTCGCCATCCGCCGCAACTGGCACCCTGACGACGAGAACAAGACCAAGCGCAACCACTTCGTCCACTACTCCTACATCCCGGGCTTCGGCTTCTACGCTTTCGGCCTCATCCACCTGATCGGTGCGTTTGCAAAGTCCGGCACGGCGCTTATCCGCCAGCTGGTGGACGCGGGCACCCTGTCTAACCTGCCGGGTGGCTTCAAGACTAAAGGCCTGCGGGTCAAGGGTGACGACACCCCCATCGGTCCGGGTGAGTGGCGCGACGTGGACGTGGCCAGCGGGACCATGCGCGACAACATCATGCCGCTCCCATACAAAGAACCCTCACAGGTTCTGTACACCCTGCTGGGCACTATCGTGGACGAGGGGCGTCGGTTCGCCAGCGCTGCTGACCTCAAGGTCAGTGATATGTCCGCCCAGTCGCCCGTGGGCACGACGCTGGCTATCCTTGAGCGCACGCTGAAAGTCATGTCCGCCGTGCAGGCGCGCATCCACTACTCAATGCGCCAAGAGTTCCGGCTGCTCAAGGACATCATCCGGGACTACACCTCGGACGACTACCAGTATGACCCCGAGGATGGCACGCGCAGCGCCAAGAAGGACGACTACGACGCGGTTGATGTCATCCCGGTCAGCGACCCTAACGCTGCTACGATGGCGCAGAAGGTCGTGCAGTACCAAGCCGTCATGCAGATGGCCCAAGGGGCTCCGCAACTCTACAACCTGCCTTACCTGCACCGGCAGATGCTGGACGTGCTGGGCGTGCGCAACGCAGAGAAGCTCATCCCCATCGACGACGACCTGACGCCGACCGACCCGGTGTCGGAAAACATGAACATTATCAACGGCAAGCCGGTCAAGGCGTTTATCTACCAAGACCACGACGCCCACATCGCCGTCCACATGGCGGCTATTCAGGACCCGGAAATCCAGAAGGTTGTGGGTCAAAGCCCCACCGCCCAGTCCATGATGGCCGCTATGGCGGCGCACATCTCGGAACACGTGGCGTTCGCCTACCGCAAGAAGATCGAGGATGCAGCTGGCGTGCCTTACCCGGCACCGGACGCCAAGATGGACGAGGCCACCGAACTGGAGATTTCCCGTCTGGCGGCAGCGTCGGCATCCAAGGTGCTGAAGGAAAGCCAACAGAAGGCACAACAGCAGCAAGCCCAACAGCAGGCTCAGGACCCCATCGTGCAGATGCAGAAGGAAGAACTTCAGCTGCAAGGCAGAGAGGTCGCCATCAAGGAGGCCGACAGCAAGATCAAGCAGCAGAAGGTCCTCATCGACGCTGCAGCTACGAAGGACAAGATGGACATCGAGCGCGAGCGCATCGCTTCGGCAGAGCGCATCGCGGGCCTGCAGGTCGGGGCAAAGGTGTCCACGGCCAAGGGCCAACTGGAGTCCAAGGACAAGCTGGAAGGCATGCGCCTTGGGGTAGACGTGGCCAAGGAAACCGAAGCCATGAAAGTGCGTAACCAACAACCCGTGGCTCCGCAAACAGAGCCCGCAAAAGGAGATAACTAATGGACAGCGGTGTCCTTAGACACATCGTAAGCCGCATCGACGAGGAGATCGTCAAGTCCAGCACACAGCTGGGTGAAGGCAAGGCTGCGGACTACGGAGACTACAAGTGGCGCTGCGGCATCGTCCGTGGCTACCTGCTTGCCAAAGGCATCATGATGGATGTCACAGACCACATGGAGAACGACGATGGCTAAGCCAAAACTTATCCTTCCAGAGCACTACACCCAAGACAACGACGCGCCCATCAGTGAAGAGGCCACCGCCCGGGCGGCGAAGCAACTGCCCGACCCCAGTGGTTACCGCATCCTGTGCAGCATCCCGCAGATCGAGAAGGCCTACGACAGCGGCCTGCTCAAGGCGGACATCACGATGCACAACGAGGAACTGCTCACCACGGTGCTGTTCGTCGTCAAGCTTGGACCCGACTGCTACGGCGATAAGACCCGGTTCCCGTCAGGCCCGTGGTGCAAGGAAGGCGACTTCGTCCTCGTGCGCCCGCACGCAGGTACCCGTGTCAAAATCCACGGCATGGATTTCAGAATCGTGAACGACGACGCAGTGGAAGCTGTGGTCGAAGACCCGCGCGGCATTAAGCGCGCTTAAGCAAACAACGCCCCAAGGAGGCGCAAATGAACCCGAACAACACAGACATCGAAGACGACGACTTCGCTGGTTACGAACTGGACGACGACGTTGAGGCGGTAGACATCGAGGAAGTCGATGATACCCCGGAAGAAGATCGCGACCGTGCCCCCATGCCGAAGGAGCTCGTTGACGAGCTTGAGGCAGATGACCTCGGCGAATACAGCGAGAAGGTCAAACAGCGGCTGAAGCAGCTGAAGAAGGTGTGGCACGACGAGCGACGCGAGAAGGAGCGCATCCAGCGTGAGCAGAACGAGGCGGTTAGCATCGCCAAACGCATCATGGAGGAGAACAAGTACCTGAAGGAAACGCTGTCCTCCGGCGAGTCCCAGCTACTTACCAGCTACAAGGACGCCGCTGAGCGTGACATGGCTGCTGCACGCCGTGACTACATCGCGGCCCACGAGACTGGTGACAGCGAAGGTCTGGTTGCAGCACAGGAGCGCATCACTGCTGCGGCCCTGAGAACTCAGCAGCTGAACGACTACAAATCGTCTTTACAGCGCCCTGTGGAGCAAGTATACCAACCACAAGCCGCTCCGGAAACGCAGCGTGTGGACCCAAAAACGGAAGCGTGGCAAAAGCGCAATACGTGGTGGGGTTCGGACGCAGAGATGACCGCCGCCGCTCTCGGGCTTCACCAAAAGCTCGAACAACAGCACGGCAAGTCCTTTGTCGGGTCTGACGAATACTGGCGCGCCGTCGACACGACGATGCAGCGCAGGTTCCCGGAGTATTTCGGGGATGAAAAGCCCGCAAAGGGCGAAAAACGACGTCCATCGACGGTCGTTGCTCCGGCTACGCGAAGCACTGCTTCCCGTAAGGTCGTACTCACAAAGTCGCAGGTAGCTCTGGCTAGGAAGTTTGGGTTGACGCCTGAACAGTACGCCCGGGAAGCTCTCAAACTGGAGAATAACAATGACTGACATTCTGGACGCCGCCGTCCCACAAAACCGTGCACCGCGTGAAGTTGAGACGCGTGCAACCACTGAACGCCCGAAGTCGTGGCAACCGGCGCAAACGCTGCCCGAGCCCGACAAACAGCCGGGATACGCCTACCGTTGGGTGCGCGCATCTCTGCTGGGAACCAATGACGCCCAGAACATGTCTGCAAAGATGCGTGAAGGGTGGGAGCCGGTCCGCATCGAAGAACAACCGCAGTTCAAGATGATGGTCGACCCCAGCAGTCGGTTCAAAGACAACGTGGAAGTTGCTGGCCTCCTGCTCTGCAAGATGCCCGTCGAGTTCGTCGATCAGCGCGCCGCCTACTACGGCGACAAAACCCGCGCCCAGATGGAGTCGGTCGACAACAACTTCATGCGTGAGAACGACCCGAGGATGCCTCTGTTCTCTGAACGGAAGTCTTCGGCCTCTTTTGGCAAAGGCAAATAAACAGGAGCCTTAAATGGCATATCCGTCTGTTGACGCCCCGTACGGCCTTGTCCCGATCAACCTGATCGGTGGCCAAGTCTTCGCGGGTTCTACCCGACTCATCCCCATCGCTTCCGGTTCGACTACGGCCATCTTCAACGGTGACGTCGTGAACCTGAACTCTGACGGCACCCTCAGCAAGGACGTTGGCACTGCCACCGCCACGCCGGTCGGTGTCTTCCTCGGTTGCTCCTACACGGACCCGACCTTCGGCAAGACGTTCCGTCAGTTCTACCCCGGCGCTCTCGCCATCGCCGACATCGTGGCTTACGTCTGCGATGACCCGGACACGCTGTTCAAGGTTGCCGTCACGGCTGCCGGGACCAGCACCATCGGCAACGTCGCCCGCACGGCTGTTGGCAACAACTCCGCGCTTATCCAGTCTGCGGGTAACACCGCTACCGGTAACTCGCGGGTTTCGATCAGCTCCACTACCGCTACGGCCAGCACCCTGCCGGTTCGTATCATCGACATCGTCCCCGAGACTGCGCTGGCCGTTAACCCGGCCTCGTACACCGAGGTCATCGTCAAGTGGAACGCTGGTATGCACCAGTATTACAACCCGACCGGCGTCTAAGGAGGACGTGACCAATGGCTATTTCACGCGCACAACTCCTCAAAGAACTGCTTCCGGGACTGAACGCTCTGTTCGGTCTGGAGTACAAGCGGTACGGCGAAGAGCATAAGGAAATCTTCGAGACGGAGTCGTCCGAGCGTTCCTTCGAGGAAGAGACCAAGCTGTCGGGCTTCTCGGCTGCTCCGGTCAAGAACGAAGGTTCTGCCATCGCGTATGACAACGCGCAGGAAGCCTTCACCGCCCGCTACAACCACGAGACCATCGCACTGGGTTTCTCGCTGACCGAGGAAGCCGTGGAGGACAACCTCTACGCTTCGCTGTCTTCGCGCTACACCAAGGCTCTGGCTCGGGCCATGGCGTACACCAAGCAGACCAAGGCTGCGTCGGTCCTGAACAACGGCTTCTCTGCCAACTACCTCGGTGGTGACGGCGTGGCCCTGTTCAGCGCTTCGCACCCGCTGGTTTCGGGCGGCGTCAACTCGAACATCCCGTCGACTGCGGCTGACCTTAACGAGACTTCTCTGGAAGCCGCCGTTATTCAGATCGCTGGCTGGTCGGATGAACGCGGGCTGCTGATCGCTGCCAAGCCGAAGAAGCTCATCATCCCCCCGGCCCTGATGTTCGTCGCTACTCGTCTCCTTGAGACCGAACTGCGTGTCGGCACCGCCGACAACGACATCAACGCGCTGAAGTCGAACGGCTCCATCCCGGGCGGCTATGCGGTCAACCACTTCCTGACCGACGTCGATGCGTGGTTCCTGACTACCGACGTGCCGAACGGCCTGAAGCACTTCGTTCGTGCTCCGATGGCCAACTCGATGGACGGCGACTTCGACACCGGCAACGTCCGGTACAAGAGCCGCGAGCGTTACAGCTTCGGCTGGTCGGACCCGCTGGGCATGTACGGCTCGGCTGGGGCCTAACACCCTTGAGAAACCCCCGCTGGTAACGGCGGGGGTTTCTTAACAAAACTTTTACATAACGGTACGCCAATGACCCTGCACACCGACGCTCGCAACCTTAACTGGACTATGATCGGGGTTATTGTGACCCTAGCCCTGCAGATTGCTGTTCTTGTGTTTTGGGGCGGCGGCATCAACCAGCGCGTGGCTAACCTAGAACGTGTTGTCAGTCCGCTGGCGGACGGGACACTGGCACGCTTGGATGAGCGTACAGAAGCCATGCTGAAGCAGCTGGACCGCATCGAAAAACGCGAGGAACAGTGACCGACATCCCCCTGCCAGACCACCCTATCCGCAAACACTGGGCTTGGCAGTCGTTTGACCGCCTATGGCGTCCGACCGCTGGGTGGGTTGTGGTCGCTGGCACGGCCTATGCGGGGTTCATTGGCCACGCTATTGGCAAGCCCATGAACGAAGGCTACCTTGCAGTGTGGTTGACTTTCTCCGCCGCTGTTCTCGGCCTGAAAAGCTGGGAGAAACTTAAGGGGGTCGCATGATTTTCTGGATGGACTTCGCCAAGACGCTGGTTGGCGTTAAGGAAGTGCCCGGCAAAGGCAACAGCCTGACCATCATGGGCTGGGCTAAAAAGCTCGGTGCCAAAATCCTTGGCATCACCTACGCCGCCGACTCTGTTCCTTGGTGCGGCCTGTATACAGCGTATGTCATGGAGCATTGTGGCTTTGTGCCGCCTCCCATCGCTGTCCGCGCTTCTGAATGGAGTAAGTGGGGGCGCAAGCTCCTTAACCCGCGCTACGGCTGCATCTTGACCTTCACCCGAGAGGGCGGGGGCCACGTAGGTTTCTACGTTGGCGAGGACGCTACCCACCTGCATGTCCTCGGCGGCAACCAAGGTGACGCGGTTTCCATCACGCGTATCCCCAAAGCGCGCCTGTCGGAGATGCGCTGGCCCAACGGGTTTCCGCTCCCCAAACCGCAAGTAATCCTGCTCGATGCCAAGGGCGCGCCGGTAACCAAGGGCGAAGCTTAACCCCTTCCTCTGGCGTATGGTTTCTGTATACTGTCTTCGTTCCGGGTAAACCGGTGCGCTGGACTAGCCCCGGCTAGACGACATACCGACCAGTGTACCTATCTTGTATGTGAGGAACCAAAATGGCTTTCACCACTTTCGCCGGACCGCTTCGCGCTGGCACTGTCAAAGAAGGCGCTGGCCGGAACACTGGCCTCGCCACCCTCGTGCAGTCGTATGACTCGGGTGACCTGACGGGCACCACCACCGGCAACTACGACGTCGCAGCCTTCATCATCCCTGCTGGTTCGCAGATCATCGACATCATCGTCGATCAGGTCGTTGCGGCTACTGTCGGCACCACGACTATCTCGGTCGGCACCGCTTCGGGCGGCGCACAGCTTATGGCGGCTGTCGCTACCACCGCTGGCGGTCGCTTCCGTGGCACGGCTACAGCCGCTACTCAGCTGGCTTGGCAAACATCCACCACTGCTGACACCGTCGTCTACATCCGCGACGTGGTTGGCACGGGCACCCTTGGCGCTGGCCGCTTCATCCTCACCCTCGAGTATGTGCAGCGTGCAGACAACGGCGCTCAGTTCCCGGCCTCCGCATAACAGGGGACTAGACCAATGCCCATTGCTGTCCAACGCATCTACGGCGACATCCAGACCGCCGGTATTTCCGTAACCTCCACCGGCAAGTCGCAGGTTTCCAGCGACGGCACCAATGCGTATGCGCAGCTTGTGGCATTGGTCACCCCGGACGGCGCGCCGTACTCCGCTGGCGGTGCGTTGGCTTCGTCGGTCTCCAGTGTTGCACAAACTGTAACGGCCAGCGCTGCGGCGCTGGCTTCGCAGGCAACCGTAACCGGGGTTATTTTGGTCGCCTCAGCAAACAACGTCGGCACCACCTACGTCGGTGGGTCTGACGTCACTACCGCTAACGGCTACCCGCTTGAGCCGGGGCAGAGCTTCTCCGCTGCCGTGACGAATGCCAACGTCTTGTACATCATTGGCACCGCGTCAGACACTGTTCGGGTCATGAGGGCTTAACATGAGCTTCCCTGTTTCTTCCGCCACCTCCGCCAAAGCCAAGTCGCAACTGTTCACGGCTTCCGGTTCGTTTGTTGTCCCCGCCGGGGTCTCGCAGGTTATTGCGACGTTGGTCGGCGGCGG